CGTTCTTCGGCAGCCGCTTCTTCACCTTGTCGATCTCGTCGAAGCCAAGCGGGAGCGTCACCGACATACTGCCGTCTGGGGTCAGGACCAGGAACTTTTTGACCTTGCGCTTGTACCAACTTTCAACGGGGCGGAGGCGCTTACGGGAGCGGTCCAGGTAGATCGCGTTGGAGTCGTTGAGCATCGCAGAATCAATGCCCATCGTCTCGTTCATTTCGTATTCATGCCCGTGAAGAAAGGAGCGTAACTCCTTTTCCTTGTCGGGCCAGAGGGCGATGGCGTCCTCCACGTCGAGCCACTTCGCCCGCTGGACACATTTGGCATCGCTCAGATCGTTCCGCACGGAGAAGGGGTCAGGGAAGAGATGAAAGGGATTTTCTTCACGCTGGAAGATGCACTTATAGCCGACCTGATCGAACTCCCACCCGCACTCAATCACACCCATGCCGCCCGTGAGTCCATCGAGCGTCACGTTCGATTCGGCAAACTCATAGCCGCTTTTATGATCGGTAAATTTCAGGAGATCGGCTTGGAGCTCGGCGACGGGATCGTCTTGCGGGGTGTTCCGTCCGACGAACGTGGTGGTTTGGCGCGTGGCGAGGAATTGCCCATGCACGCGGTCAATGATCGGCTTGACTTCGTTGCGGACTGTCGGCGGCTGCCCGCGCTCGTTCAGTTCCTTGAGTTCCGCAGGGGTCCAGTGGTCGCCTTCACGAAAGGCGTAGTCGCGGCTCGCGTGTTCACGCCACGCATTCCAGACGGGATGGTCGATTGCAGTCAGAAAGTAGCTATGGAGGCGAGTAATGACCTGGCCGTCCTCTTCTTTGGGCGGCGCGGTCTTGAACAGTTGAATCCAGTCCTCAGTCGCTTTGGAGAGCGGCGGGAACGCAGCCATAGGTTCAGACGGGCGCTGAACAGGCTGGCCGTGGAACGGCGGGGCTGTTCGTACGGAACTGCCTATATCACTGATCGAGCTTCTTTGTCAACTCATAGATCAGAATACGCTCTTTGTCGCTCACCAAGCCATGCCGAATCATGATTCGGTGCAATTGGAGAAACGTACTTTTGGCCGACCGATAGAGATTCACCAGTTCATCGGGCGTTACACGACTTTCCAATTCGACACCACCGATCTGCGGCGTGCGCCGCGTTGCATGGAGCGAGGCACCCTGGAGACATAGCGGGTCAAGAGGTGTTGGCAGATGTTGAAGGCGTCGGCCTTGTTCGGACTCGCCAGCCCGCGCTTCTTCATCTCCTTCTTGCCCTCGACTTTGACCTTGCCCTTCTCATCGTCATACTTAATCGTGGTCAATTCCGCGATCAGGCCGTCCAATTCCGGCGTAATCTGGCCGGAGGCGCTTAACTGGAACACCACCAGGTCTTTCTCAAACGCTTCTCGCGCATTCCACCAGATTTCATCACGCAATCTGAAGAACTTGTCCTGATGGCTCGTCTCTTCCTGGGCATTGATCGAGTAACAGTTATCCAGTCGCGCCACGGTGTGAAAGTAGCTATAGACGCCCACCCCGATACCGCCGGTATCGACCCCAATGGCGAACTGCGTCTCGACCGGCGCTTCTGAGCGATAGTCACTAATCAATCCTTGTGCCCAATACCCGATCTTCACGCTGTCAAACTCGTTTAGTTCGTGAATCCCCAACACAAACGGCCCTCGGCAGACCACCAGGACCGACGGATCTTCGCCGCCGCCTCCGACATCGAGGCCAAAGACCAACGGATCTTTCTCGTGCGGCTCTAGCCCTTCAATTTTCCCACGATTCACCGCTCGCATCGCCCAATCCCACGGAATCAGCACCCCTGGCGGGGCCGCAGGCGGGAATCCCCGGACGCGCACGCGGTAAAAGTCGCTCTCCCGCCCGTATTTTCTCGCCAATCGCTCTTGGGCCTGCTCATCGAACCAGAAGAACGTCTGCGGGTCCGCCAGTTTCTCTTCCTTGAGAGCCTCGGCGTCCCAATGCAGACAGAGCCAGTCCTGACGGTTCTTGGTATGGCTGTCGATCGCAAAGCCGTGGCGCTGCGTCGGGTTGAAAATCATCAGCACGATGGCCACGGGGTCAGTCAATCCGCCTTCGATCGGCTTAAACACGGGGTCGAGGATGCCGGAGGCTTCGTCGCAGATGTAGAGGACGCTGTAGGAATGGGTGCCCGCCAGGACTTCCGACTGTTCTTCGGGGCTGGAATTCGCCTGAATGGTGCGCGGCTTGATGAAATACTCGTTCCCGCCACGGTCCTTGAGGTAGACCTTGTTGGAATCCTTCTCGTAGACCAGTTTGAGCGTGGGCGAGCGATTGATCCACTTGCCAAACTCCGGCCAAATGACAGTAAAGAGCTGCGGCCCCGCCGGAGCCGTGACAATCACCTTCGGTTCCCGCTGCATCATCTGGAAATGGAGGCCCACGGCGGCGGCAAAGGCGTCCTTGCCGGTCCCGTGGCCGCTCATGATCGACAACCCGATCTTCTTCGCGTCGTCCTGCTCCTGCGCCGTCATCGCCACGCCATGCGCTCGCTTGAGTTTGGCCGTGAGCAGCCGACGATACGCCTCCCACCCTTCCTTCTGTTGCGTCGAGGGTCGATAGGGTTTGTCGGGCGCGGACAGGACGGACTCGGCCCAGGCGAGCGGGTCGAGAATCCACTTTTCGACGAGTTGGGCTTGGGTCTGCTTCGGAGCCATTAGCGCGTCACCACAACCGAGAGGAACGCGAGCACCTCCTCGGACGTAAAGCGGTTGTGTCCAAAGTGATCGTAGATGGTCTTGATGAACTCATAGTCTGCTTTGGTATTGACGTCGAGTCGGACCGTGGCGTGCGGCAGCCGCAGCAACCCGCACTCCTCAAAATACTTGTGCGGGTGTTCGCGCCAGACCGGATTCCCACGAGTTCGCTGATCGAGCCAGTGGAGACGCGAACGGCTAATGACTTCGGCCCCCACCCCATCCACCGCCACATCGTCAATGAGTGCCGTCGTGTTGGAGTAGTACACAAACGGGTCGTTGAGATAGGCGGCGATCGCCTCATCAATACAGGACGGGTCCACGCAGGGATTATCACACGGAATCCGAACAATCAGATCGGCGTTGAACGCCTCGGCGGTCGCGACATAGCGCCCCACGAGATCATGTTCGTCGTCATGCCAATAGAGGGAGCAGGGGAGAGACAGCGCGTCGATCGCTTCCCAATCCTTCGTGGGCACCGCGACAACGACCTGCTGGAGTGTGGTGGCTCGCTGGACCCGCTCCACAATGTTTTGGAGCATCGACTTGCCCGCGAGCGGGAGGAGGACTTTGTTGGGCAGCCGCGTACTGCCGAGGCGGGCTTGCAGAATGGCGACAATGTTCATAGGTCTCCTAATGGGTTGGAATTCCATAGTATTGACAGGTGGCGCAGGCGTGGACCGAGGTGCGCTGGCCGTGGAGATGCGCCTGCACGATGGCGCGACGAATGGGGCCGTTCCAGATTGATGCGAGCGACTGGGTGGTCAGTGATCCCAGGAGCCCTCGGTCGTCAGGGTCCAATCGGTTGCAGAGGTATACCCCGCCATCCCAGGCCACAGATGGGTGGTGCAAGAGATCGAGGCACAGACCGTGTTCCGGCATTGCGGGCATGCCGCGTGCATATCGGGCGTTCGACTGAGGGAGATGTAATAGACGCCGCAACAGGGGAATACCGAGCGCCAGATAGGGCCGGAGGTCGTCATCGTGCATATCTCCTACGATTTTGAGCAGCACCCGTGGCTGTCGATCGCCTTTGGCCTGCATGAATGCTGCGAGCGAGGCGAGCTGGTGGTCGCGGCCAGGGTCGCCGCGAAAGATCGAGACCGTCACCACATCGAAGTGGTCGATGATCTCGTCGGCGCGTTCGGCCAGGGTTTCCCCATGCGTTACCAGCGAGCGGATCGTGTGGTTGAACAACGTCCCGACCGTGGCGAGGCTGCCTGAATAGGCCAGGGGATCGCCGTCGCGGTGGAACTGCACCAGCACTCCTGATGGCACCTCGCCGGAGACCTGCGCCAAGAGCGCCTGGGAGATCTCTCCATCGACCCGCTTGGGATGGATGGCGGGATCTTGGTGTCCACAGAACGTGCAGTGGACCGATTTGTTACAGGCCGAGGTCAGCTCGATGTTGATCGCGGATAATCCGGACAGGCTCATAGTGTTATCTCTAACTCGCTTCTTCGTCCCAGCGGATGATCTGCTCCGCGATATTAAGTCCGACAAGATTATTCCATTTCTCCATCATGGCTTTATAAACAGGGCCAGGCTTACCATCACCGATAGGCTTCCCATCCAAGCTCGCCACACTTATAGCGCAAAAGGGGGTGCCGGTGAGCCAGAGTTCGTCTGCTGCAGGAATCTGTTGAAACTGCCCAATCCTACCGCCGGATAAGTCGATGGCGGTCTGCATGGAAATACCGGGTAACGACTCCAAGCTATTGCCAATCACCTGGCCACGAATGACGCCACACAGGTTCGCTCCTGGGGCTTCCGTGTAATACCCAGCCTGATCGAGCATCAGCGGCCAGGTGCCAGCGGGAGCCTGCATCTGGGCGAGATGGAAATGGAGGCGGGAGCGATGTTTGGCGGACGAGGGCAGACAGGTGTCGGGGACTTGTTGGATCTGGGAGGTCACGCAATGCACCCCTTCGGTGAAATACTTGGAGAATCCCGCCACGGTGTAGCGCAAGGGGAAGTCGGCAATGTAGAGAAAAGGGTGGGGGATCACCCCGCCGAGCTCACGGTACATCGGGGCACAGCCAGGGGACACGACGATCAACAGGCGATGTTCCTCGCCAGGGCCGTGGTCGTTCCGCGCCGCCGTCTCCAGGCACCAGCCTTCCACTTCGTCCAGGGTCCAGGGGAACGACAATGACAGGGCCCGACAGGACGCGAGCAGCCTGTGCAAGTGTGATCGCAGCTTAAAGTGGACCCCGTTGAAGGAGCGCGTCATTTCAAATGCCGCTACTCCCTGAGCGACAGATAAATCATAGGCAGATATTTTCAGTTCAGACTCAGGAATAAACTCGCCGTTCATATAACACATTCTACCCATGGTGCTCCTTGTGATGACACGACTTACATAACGTCATCCCGTTACTGAGTTCAAACCGCTTTTCAGGATACCGAATAAATTGGTGGATGTGATGGGCGTGGAGTTTCGTGGTGGCCCCGCATCGAAGGCATTCCCCATCACGCTGCTTGACGGCTTTGCTCCATTCACGATATTGCCATGTCGCACGAACCAGCTTGCTTTTCTTCGTCGCGCCGTCTTTCCAGTTTTGGTTGCCGGCGCCTTTCTTGCGTTCGCTCCATTCAGCTCGTCGCTCTACCGACCACTTTCGGCCCTTAATTGGACGAGTCTTATACTGCTTATTAGCCCATTTCTTAGCCCACGCTTCACGAATCTTAGCTTTCCATGCTTCGGTATGTGAACGTCCTTCTTTCGCTGAACGTTTTAACGCTTCAGAATGGCGTCGCTTGCGCTCCTCTGAAAATGTGCGCCCAAGATTGATCGTATTCCCTTTCAACGCCTCACTGATTTTGCGCTTGTGCTCTTTGCTGAGTGGGCCACGCGGACCCGTAGGCTTCGAAAGACCGCGCCGATAGGTATTCCCCTTCATCAAGGCGCTGAACCATTGCTTGCGTTCTTCAGTCCAAGGCTTGCCTGACATGTGACAGTTGTATCATGGTAATGTCATATATGCAACTCATGCTTTCCTCAACTTCTTCTTGGCGGGCAGTTCCGAGTCCCACACCCGCTTCACCCCATCCCCATACGCCCGCTCAAACGTCCGAATCTCGGTGACCAGTTTGGCAAAGGCGGCGGGCTCCAGACTCGCGGCTTGGTCACTCCCCCACATCGTCCGATCCAATGTCAGATGCGCCTCCACGACCCGCGCCCCCAGACAGACCGCCATCAGACAGGGCCACGGGGAGACCGTATGGGAACTGTAGCCGAGCTGCGCCGTCTCGCACACGTCCGGAAGCGTCCGCAGATACGACAGATTCAACTCCTCGATCGGGGAGGGATAGGCACTATGACAATGGAACAGCACCGCCGGAGACACGACCGCACAGGCCGCCCGCACCTCCTGCTCCGTACTCATCCCTGTCGAGAGCCAGATGGGAATGTCGGTGCGGCGGTATTGGGTGAGCAGGGCGTGATCCGTCAGCAACGCCGACGGGACCTTCAGCCATTTGGGCTGGTACGTCGCCAGGAAATGGACTGATGGCACATCCCAACAACTCGCCGACCAGTCCAGTCCGAGCCTTTTACTCTCTGTGAAAATGTGGTCGTACTCCGCCACCCCGAACTCCAACCCCCGCTTCAAGTCCCCATTCGTCCTCCCAAACACACTCTCCCGCGGCGCCGCCAACTCCTCCGGCGTATACACCAGCTCCACCGTCCGCTTCTGGAACTTCACCGCATCCGCCCCACTCGCCTTCGCCACCCGCATCAACTCCACCGCCGTCTCCACACTCCCATTGTGATTAATCCCGATCTCGGCGACCACATAAATGTGCATCGGACTCCTTTCGGACAGATGTCTGCTGTAGAAGAAGGCCCTTTGGCCCAGATGTCTGCTGTGTGTGATGTAATCGAATCTGCCCTCTCAAGTTCCCCCCTGACCCCCGGCAAATCTGCCGGAGAAAACGGGGGACCCATCGAGCGGTGTGCTACTACGGGAGTGGTGTGGGTGCGGGTGTGGATACATCCTCCGGTGACACCTCAGACGGTGTGATGGGAGTATCTAAGGGTTTCTGCCTACGAAACAACAGACTGTGCTGCTGCTCAATCAAGACATGTAGCACCGCGCTACTATTGGCGGTACTCTTCTCTTCCTCTAGCCGTCGCGCAGTGTGAATTTGCTGAAAGGCGTAGGCCACATTGTTCAAACTAGCCTTTGCCAATTTGTCTGGATCCGAGAGCGAAGCCATTAACTGCTCTTCAATCGTCGTGAGGGCTTGAGTCCGGATATTTTCAAAGGCGGTCTTATCCTCCTGATTCTGCAGGAGCGAAGAAAACCGCTGAAGACGTTGAATAACTGAGGATTTCTCGACGCCGAAATGATCGGCAATATCCTGATAACTGAGCCGATGATTGACCCGCAATTGATAGGCTTTGACGGGATCGATCTTGCCGCGCTTGCCGGTTGTAGAAACAGTAGGCATAGACCTAGATACAACAGAGGGGAGGAGAGAGTCAAGAGGGGACGCCTGACGGCTTGGTCGCTACGCTCATGTGTTGACTCTACCGACGGCTCAGAAGCCGCACGTCAACAAGGCGTGCTCTCGCACTTCTTATGCACGATTCAGTTTTGTTTGTCAAGAACGCTATTCCTGTGCCACGGCATAATTCTTCCCCGTTCATTCTGGTACACTCGCGTCCCTTTCTGAACGGGCCATAACCTCTTGATTGTACACCATTCTAATCTCATTCTCATCTTTGCCTGTATGCTTTCACCTCTTGTCCCAAATAGGGGCATTGTGAAATCAATCACTTATGAGCTTCTATCTTGGTATCATACATGCAAGCAAGTAGAAGCATGAACAACATTCACACTCAAATGCGGCTTCAATGCCGTGGGCAACACCAGCGCCACCAGCTGGCTTGTAGAGATGGCGCCGGTTCAGTCCATCCATTAACTCTTTGGGAATAAAGGGAATAATGTTTTTAGCTGATAGAAAAACTGGCAAGTTGGCGCCATCCACGGGAGGGCATCATGAAAAAGAAGCTGTTTGTTATCAAGCGCAATGGGGACGTCATCGCATCGTTGCTCACACAGCGGGCGGTGCTCACGCACTTCAATCATGCCAACGCTAGGGGATACGCTCTGCAACCAACACTATGACGAACAGGAGAAACAGACCATGAGCGCACATACGCCGGGACCGTGGAAACGCTACGATAGCCTAGAGGACTCATGGATCGGCAATGCCGACACGGGCGAGATTGTCTGCGACAGGCCGCATGTAAACTATCGTGATGATCGCCTAGATGTCCGATGGAATGGGAACGCTCCGTTACTGGCTGCCGCACCTACGCTCTATGCGATGGCTTCGCGCATCGAGGATGCGCTGTTGCGCCTCCCAACATTGCCGCCGACTATTGGCCTGCTAGACATGGAACAGTTACGCGCCGCCATTGCCCAAGCCGAAGGCAGAAAGGAATAGGCCCATGCCCACGTACACCCCCTACCTCCTTGCCGCCCTGCTGGCCGCCGGGATGCTTGCCCTGGCGACCGAGGATTACCAAGAAGATTGGACCGATACAGGCGTCGGATGCATCGACTGTCTCGATCCTGAAATCCAGGACGAGGCGCAAACCACCACATCACAACAGAGGGAGAACTAGACCCATGACACAACAGCCCGTCATTATCAAAACATTGCGTATTCCATCGGATCTGCATGACCTGGTGCTCAAACGGCTAGGGACTGAGAGTTTCAATGCCTACGTGGTCAAACTCATTGCCGAGGATGTCAAGAAAACCTCTTGACAAATGCCTGGTGCTGGCGTACAGTCCGCCCACATGGAGGGCGGAACATGACTGGGACGCAATTGAGACGATGGAGACTGAAGGCGAAGATGACGCAAAAGGAACTGGCGAAGAAGCTGAAGGTGTCTGAGGCGTGCATCAGCCGATGGGAGCGGGGCAATAGGCCGGTCAACCGATTTCTCACAATGGCCAAACTACGGGAGGTGAAGCCGTGACGCATCTGAATAACAGAACGGTAGACGCCCACGAACGGGCAATGGTGGAGCATGAACAGCATGATAGTGGATGGATCATTGTCTACGCCGTTGCCCTGCTGGTCTTTGCGACGGGTATCCTGGTGGGCTACGGCCTGGCGATGCTGGTGCTCGCATGACGGCGCTGACGATCATCTGCCAAGCCGCGCTGGTGGCTGTGTCTGGCCTGGTGCTGTATTGGCTGGCGAAGGAATGGCGGGAATCCTCTATGCCCGAGGAACATGAGCGCCGGAGGCTGAAAATCCTCTCGATGGCGATACGGAAGGAACGCTAACATGACCAAACCCAGAGGCGAAATATCAAGCCGTCACGTCATCAAGATTTCTGTGGAATCGAGGATCTATCAACGCCTGGAGGCTATTGCGGAACGGAAACGCATGGAGGTGTGGCGGTTGTGTCAAGAGGTTGTCTGGGCCTATGCAGTCGAGCGGCCTGCCGCCGTCCGGCCTACGATGCCGGATCACCATTACACGGCCCGACATGGGCAGGAGGTGGGCGATGCGTAAACTTGCTATGCCGACACGGAAACTCCCCGGCGACTTCGGCCAAATCTGGGTAAGCGAAAGTATCGCACTCAGTAGGCCGGACAACCTGCGCAACATCACGCGGTTGTTTGAACGACAGAGCACAGAGAAGCGACGGCGCAATGCGTATAAAGCCTCGGTATCGCGGATGGCGCAGCGGTTTGCCGCCCGCCTCTTGAGTAGGGTGCAGTGAATTTTCACCACGGGAGGGCATCATGGACACATACCAACTGACCGAGGATGGAGTGCGGCGCTATGCCGCGATGGAGGCGCAGCTTGCGGTGTTGAATGATTTGATTCGGGCGCAGGAGGCGTTGTTGCGGGAATACCGAGAGCTGGTGGCAATCTTGCGCCAAGGAATGCAGCCATGACGGGCAAGGATGCGATGATCGAGGACTCTGTGCGCGAATCCTACGAACAGGCGTCTCATGCGAACTACCCGCGAGGGACGTGCCGCGATTGCTACGTCCCCTGCGATCCGCATACGCGAGAGTACCGAGGGGCAGGCGTCTGCCCTCGGTGTTACGACGATTTACCACCACTCAAGATGATGAAGAAGGAGAAACCTCATGAACACCTGGCAAAGTGAACAGATAGATCAACTCGTCGCCGCGATTGTGCAGGCCCAACTGGCCATGACACCGGCCAAGAAAGAGGCGACGAACCCGTTCTTCCACAGCCGCTATGCCGATCTGCCGACCTGTTGGGAGGCCGCGGGGCCATTCCGCGCTGCCGGCATTGCCATTGTGCAAAGCCCGATGGAAGGGCCAGACGGCTATGTGCTGCTTGATACCCAACTCTCCCATACCTCCGGCCAATGGATGCGGTCACGGCTCAAGATGCGGGTCGCCAAGGATGATCCGCAGGGCTACGGCTCGGCCATCACCTATGCACGCCGGTACGCCTTGGGCTGCATGACGGGGCTGGTGACAGAGGAGGATGACGACGGCAATGCGGCGTCTCAGCCACAACCCCAACAGCGAGCCGCACAGTTTCAGCAGCACAAACAGACCGCGCAAGCCAAGATCAACGAATTGCGGAACAAGCCGGAGCCACAGGCCGCTGGACAAGCGGAACAAGTTGGCACGCCGCAAGCCAGCGATAGAGCTCCGGCCCCAACCGATGACGCCCCCGCCGATGACACCCCTGGATTTATCTGGCGCATGGGCAAGCACAAGGGGGAATCCATCAGGACCATTCCTGACGATTACCTGGCCTGGTTTGCGGAGAACGGGAAGGCAGGGGACCATTTACAGGCGGCGAATGATGAGATCGACCGGCGCATGGGCCAGGCCAGTGTGGAGTATGTGGATGGGACCGAGGAGCCGCAATGAACACTGACGCCCGCTACAGCGACATGCTGCGAAAGGATGATCCGTCGCCCAAGGGGTTCCGCACGAACCCCGCGAGGGTGGCGCGCAGCCACCGAGCCAGCGCCGGGGTGCTCAAGGCCAAGGCGTTATACAACAGGCTGGAACTGGCACGGAAGGCCAAACTCAAGCAACGGGAGGGGTTATGAGGAGACCGAATTACCCAGAAGATCCGCTGGATGTGGCGGCGGACAAACATCGTTGCCCGAAGTGCGAATCAAATGAGACGGACCACCTGCGCCATGCGCCGGACTATCTGCCGGAATGTTGGTTCTGGCGGTGCATGGACTGCGAGCACGAATGGGGGCATACATGACGAAGTGCAGGATCGGTGGCCGCGAGGTGGATCTGGATATTGAGAAGCGGGTGAGGGGAAGCATGTCACGTCATGCTCCGGTAAACCAATGGGCCGACAGTAAGCACCCGCAGGGGCGATCTGAGTCGGAGCCAGTAGTGGCCCCCTCACCCCTCTATCTCTTGTTAGGCCAACTGCCGAGCGGGAAGAACGCCATCGGGATCACGCGCACCGGACACCACTACGCCAAGCCACGGTTCCGTGAGTGGCGCGAGGATGCGATGGTGCAGCTCAAAGCCCTGGGACGGCTCACGCGCAGCCCGATTGACTATCCCGTGCATTTCAAGGCGTGGTACTGGGCAGGAGATCGGATTACGCGAGACGTGTCTGGGTTGCAAGACGCGCTGTTTCACCTGTTGGAGTACAGCAAGATCCTGAAGAACGATGGGTTGATCCGTGACGTAACCTGGCGGTATCAAGGCTTGAACCGCAAGAACCCGAAGGTGGAGTTTCTGTTATCCCCAATGGAGTAATATCCTGTGGATAGAGGAGGTGGTATGCCAATCACACACCGAACCGACGACGACTACGCGCTGATTGCAGAGGCGCAATGTATTCTGGACCGTGCGGAACGCGAAGGGATCGGCCTCTGCCGCCTGCCGACCTGGATGTTGGCCGCGCTGATTGAGAAAGCCACGCGCCCCCATGATTAGGATATGGCCGTGGACGAAGTTTGCCGAGCTAGAGCGAGCGATTCTCTGGCGAGACGAGAAGGACAAGGACCGCCTGTTTCATGTTGAGCTGTATAAGAACATCGCACTTACGTCCATGCGAGAATTGGCTGCGGCCAACAAGGGCATCCGACGACTCAAGGCGAAGCTGAAGAAGTACGAGGCCGCATGATTACGGAGGCGCACCATGCAGACCACGATTGAACAAGCCCTGGCCGAGCGCGATAAGGCGATTGATTAATAATGGAGGATTGTGATGGACATAGAATTTCCGGAATATAGTGGGTTGCGGTGCTTGATGATGCCGTATATCCAGGGCGAACCTGATTCTATCCCTGCCGATTACCACGCCTACAGGGACATTATCAGCACCCTCTACTTCTCGAGAGGAGACATCGGGTATCTAACCATCGACGAGTCGCCAGTCCAACAAGGCATGGCGCACCGATGT